ATTGGAACGGTAGAAGACCCCGCCGACCTGTCCTCCGTCTACGTTCCACCCAAAGTATAGGCAAGCGACATGAACATTTTACCAATCCGATTGTATGCGGCGGAGGGCGCTGGTCAAACCAGTACACCCGAGCCGCAAACTTCTCAGAACCTGACCGGAGAAGAGGAGTTTAACGATGAAGAGATTGAGCTTTCAGAAGGCGGCGAAACGGAAGCCACTGAGGCTCCTGAAGAGGCTGAAGAAACTAAGAAAACCTTCAAGCGCCGTGGCCCGAAGCGTTACGCAACACTGACCCATGAGCGCGATGAAGCCCGTGGGTACGCAAATCAGCTTCAGGCCGAGCTTGAGCGTGAACGCCAGCGTGCATCTGAGTTTGAAGCTAAGGCTAATGAGGCTTCTAACGTAGCGATGCACAGCTACGCGGCCAAAGCTGAGTCTGACCTACGCGAAGCGCGTGCTTTCCACTCGTCGTCCATTGAAAGTGGCGATGCGGGTAAGATTACCGAGGCAGCAGAACGGCTGGCTTCTGCGAAATCGACAATGGATGACGTTGAGGCTTGGAAGAAGTCTCAAAAGACTGCCCCGGCAGCACAGCCTCGTCAGCAACAGGCTCAACAACAGCCTCAAAATATGCAAACTCCAGAAATTCCGTCCGAAATTAAGGGCTGGATGATGGAGAATCGTTATTTTGATGCGGTTCAACGAGACGGCAATGGCGATGTGGTGTTCGACCGCTCTGGCAAGCCGGTAGGGAACCCTGATTACGACGACGATATGCACATTGAAGCCACCATGTTTGCTACAAAACTGGAACGGCAGATTGCAGGTGGTCGTTTGGACTATAAGGTTTCCTCACCTGAGTATTTCCAAGCCGTTGAAGAGCATATGCGTCAACAGTTCCCTGATTATTTTGGCGAAGAAGAGCAGGAACAGCCTAAACAGCAGCCTAAACGGTCTTCTCCGGTAGCAGCGCCGAGCCGGTCGATGTCATCTGGTGGTCAAGTCACAAGTTCCACCAAATTTAAGCTAACGGGCGACCAAATTCGGTTTGTTAAGAAGATGGTTGATAATGGCGGTGGCCCAAAATACCCACAGGGCCATCCCAAGCAGTTTAATCCGATGACATTTGCTGATGCTAAGGTCAGTTACGCTCGTCGCCTTATGAATACAAACAAGACTTAAAGGAGACTCATCATGGGTCGCAAACCACGTAATTCCGAAACCCGCGAAAGCACAACCCGTACTGCGGAAAGCCGTTCCGCCATGCGGACAACGCATCAGTCACGTTTTTACATTCCGCCTGACGTTATTCCCAAGAACTCGACATATGCTTGGGTTGCCATCACGTTTGATAACGCTGGTACGCAGAATAAAGACAACTGGAACCAGAAGTACCGTGCTGGCTGGACCCCTGTGCCCCGTGATCGGCACCCTGAGTTGTTCCCGCCCGTGCCTAACATTGGTTTTGGTGCAGACAACAACACTTACATTGATGAAGGCGGTCTTATTCTTTGCGAAAAGCCCTCTGCTGACGTAAGAAGGGATAAGGCCACCCTTGAGGCTAGATCAAAGCAGTTGATGCAGGGCACATCATGGACACAAGCCGCTGGCTCTAATCCGTTTGCACAGACAATGCCGCGTTTTGATGAATCTAAGACTGAGTTTGGCCATAAGGCTGAATTTAAAGAGTAAGTTACGGGGTGGCTGGGGCTTAACGGCCCCGGCCCACCTTTCCCTTGCCGGAGTGTGTGATAAGGGCCAGTCCTGGCCACCCCACCATGAGATGGGCTTACAAATTGCTCAAATCATGGTAATCTAGGTCGTTAGATCGCTTCCGCAATAGCGGATTATCGACGCCAATCACGTATTTGGCCGGGTGCAAAAGGCACCCGTTATCGACGGCAGTTACGTTACCTGCTCCGGCCACTGGTAGTGGCAATCAGTAAAAAACCCAGGTTTTCGCGTCAATAATGGCGCATCTGAACGGAGTATATAACATGGCTTACGGAGCATCTGGCGGCGCTGGCCTCCAGCCGCTTAACAGCGGTAACGGTGTTACCTTCAATGTTATTACCAATCAGTACAACCTCCCGGCGACGGGCGGGCAGACGATCTTCCAGAACGATCCCGTGGCGCTTTCCACGGCTGGTGTCATCATTCGTGGCACGGCTGGTTCTGCGTTCACTGGCGTTTTCCAGGGTTGCAAATTCCAAGACACCTCTGGTGTCTGGCAGTTTACAAACTTCTTCAGCGGCGCAACGGCTTTCCTTTCGGGCAACGTCCCGGTGGCGATGGTCATTGATGATCCGATGGCGCAGTACACGATCACCGAAGGCGATGGCACGGGCGCTTCTGGCACCCCGCTCACCGCAGCGGCCCCCGGCCTGAACGCCAACTTCCTGTACACGGCTGGCAGCACCCGCACGGGCATCTCTGCCGTCACGCTTAACAATTCAACTGCTAGCTCCGCTTCGGGCCTTAACATGCGGGTCGTCTCTCTTGACCCCCGCGTCAATAATGCCGTTGGCGCTTTTGCTAACTGGATTGTTCAAATCAACAATGGCCAGCGTTCTGCTGGAACACCGGGGCACGTTATTTAGCCCCGTAACGCTTTTGGCCTAGGAGCAAACATATGACCATTAATACCAGTTCAATCCAGCAGCTTCTCCGTCCCGGTTTGGCGGAAGTTTTTGGCGACTACCCGATGTATCCTGCGGAATACACGGACATCTTCACGACCCACACTTCGGATAAAGCAGTCGAAATCGAAGTCGAAATGAAGCTGCTTGGCCTCGCATCGACCAAGGGTGAAGGCGCACCTACGCAGTTCCAAGATATGGGACAGCGCGTTATCTCGACCTACTACCACCGCTACACCAGCGTTGGCTTCATCATCACCCGTCAGGCGATGAAGGATAACCTGTATGAGTCGCAGTTCCCGCTTCAGGCTCAGTCGCTCCGCAATTCGATGCTGCAAAGCAAAGAAGTCAACGGCGCTTCGGTTCTGAACAACGGCTTCTCTGCCTCGTTCCCCGGCGGTGACGGTCAACCTCTCTTCTCGACCGCGCATCCGATTGATTCGGGCACGTTTGCCAACACGCCGAGTGTGCAGGTGGACTTGAACGAAGCGTCTCTGCAAGACGCCATCATCACCATCGGGCAGTTCCGCGATCAGGCTGGCCTCATCACGATGACGAAGCCGACCAAGCTGGTCGTCCCGTCGCAGCTTCAGTTTACGGCTGACCGTATCCTGCACTCGCAGTTCCGCACCGGCACTGCGAATAACGACATCAATGCGATCTACAACATTGGTTCCGTGCCGCAGGGCTATCGCGTCAACCACTTCCTGACCGACACTAACGGCTGGTTCCTCATGACCGACGCGCCGAATGGTCTGAAGCACTACGTTCGTGAAGCTCTTGAAACTGATGTGTTCACTGACTTTACCAGCGACAACCTGCTGGCCAAGGCTATCGAGCGTTATTCGTTCGGTTGGTCTAACCCGCGTGGTGCGTTTGGTAGCTCGGGCGCTACCTAATAGCCCCGATGGCTAAATAGAGAATAGGGCCATCGTGCCGCAAAATGGTGCGGTGGCCCTTTTCACAACAAAACAGTGAGGCGTCGTTATGACAACTTTTTTTGATAGCGTTAAAATGGGGCGTGCGGTTTACAACCGCAATTCCGTCCCATCTACTGGATACGCAGAAGACGAAATCTATGGCGTCCCGCTGACCCAGACGCTTGTTTACCAACTCGGTACAGCTTCCACCTCTTTGGCCAGCGGCGTGTTTTATGCGTCGTCTGCCATTGCGGGTACGCTGACCGGCACAGGCGCGTTGGTTAGCAGCGGTGTTGCTACCTTCGACGTTCCGCGTTGTGTGGCTATTACAGCCTCCAGCAATATGTCCACGACGACATTTACCTTCCAAGGTACGGATGCGTATGGTGCGCCGCTTACTGCGTCTGTACTTGGCCCGTCCGGCAATACGTTCGGCAACACAGGTTCCTTTGTTCTCACGCTTTCGGCCTTTAAGACCGTCACCACCGCTTCAGCGAATGGTGCGGCCACTGGCCTGCTGGCGATTGGTAACTCGGATACCTATGGTCTGCCGTTCCGTCTTGTAAACGTGGGTGAGGCTATGGGTGCCTACATTAACGGTGGCTCGGCGTCGATTGCTCCGACCTACACCGCTGGTTTTGGCGCTACAGGCGTTGCTACCGCGACTACGGCTGATGTCCGTGGCACGGTTGCTTTGGCCACGGCGGTTCTGGCCAACGGCTCTAGGTTCATTACCTTCCAGTTCGTTACCCCGAATGACGGGACTGCGGCTGGCAGCGATACCAAAGAAAACAGCTATGGCGTCACGCCATATTCTGGCTAATGTTAAGCGCCGGGGTGTGGCCGTCATGCCCCGGCGTTCTTATTGACGGTAACTAGGCAAGGAAGTAACCCGTGACAGAATCACATCTAGCTCAAGCAGCGCCTACAGCGATCATGCACGCCCCGGCTCGTAAGGCGGTCAACATTATTGCTATGGGTTCGAGCCGCTCCGACTTCTTTCAGGCGCAGCTTATGGAAAGCCGCCCTGAAATTCTGCAAAACGCCGAAACGTGGTGCATTAACTATATGGGCGCACAGATTCGTTGCGACCGTATTATCCACGTTGACCCTGTTCATCCGTACTTGGGACACCCCGTTGTACGCGATATGTGCGAATACGCGCTGAAGGACAACACCCCGTTCTATACATCGTGGCCGCACCCTCGCTATTCCAACCATGTCGTTTACCCGTTTGCTCGGGTTATGGCTTCGTTTGGCGGCATCACGTATTTCAACACCAGTGTTTCGTATGCGATTGCGCTGGCCTTGGCTGACGGCTTTAACGAAATCGGCCTGTTTGGCTGCGACTTCTCGTACCCTGATGTGCATTTGGCTGAATCTGGCCGTGCGTGTTGCGAGTTTTACATGGGCATCGGCACTCAGCGCGGCGTTCGTTTCGCTGTCGCTCAAAACTCGACCCTGATGGATATGTATAACAAGCAGCAGCCCTACGGCTGGTTTGTTGACCCGAATCACCCGCCGGGTATGGGCGGAAAGATTATGACTGCCCAACAGATTCTGGCTCACGAAGATCGTGTTCGGAACCCGCCTAAACTGGCCGCTCAGTTTCAAGTGATCCAGGTCGCCAGCCCGTCTGTTATCCAGCCGATTGCTGCACCGCAGCCGGTTATGGGCCAGGGCGGGGAACATGCTATTTATAATGCTATGTTGGGAGGGCCACTCCCATTAACAAACGGCCATGACCCTTCTCTTGGAGTAGCAAATGCGCCCAGTAATATTCAGCTTCCCCACACAAACGGTTAACGGCGTTTGCGCTACGCAAACAACTACGGCCACAGATCAGTCCCTTGTTCTTAATGGTTTGCTGTCTAATTTTAACGCTGGTGTAACGCCATTTGCGGTGACTGTAGCGCCCGGTCTTCAACGGACGCTTACGATCACATCAACGGGCAACATCAGCACGGCGACTTTTACAATCACGGGCATTGATACGTCTGGGTATGCTGTATCTACAACGCTTACTGGCCCAAACAATGCTACGGCCACAACTGTTGCTGAGTTCTTCAAAGTCACAGCAATCTCAGTTGGGACTATTGCAACTAGCGCGTTCACGGTTGGTGTTGGTATTACCGGCACCAGCCGCTGGGCTATAGTTGATACTTTCCAAAACCCTGTAGCTGTGTCCGTGGCAATCACTATGAATACGGCCACAACTTCTTTGGTTACAATTCAACGCACTTTTGATCCAATTTCCACGACGACAACCCCTGGCGTAGTCACCGCCGCTGGCTTGTCTGCGATTGGAACTTCAACCAGTCTTACTTACTCGGACAACGCCACGGCTTATCGCGCCATCTTTCTTGCCAGCACTACAGCCACTGGCACAATGAACGTCAACTTTAACCAATCGGGATACTAAACTCGATGGCCCGTGGCAAGAAAGACCAAATGCGCGGGATGACGGTTTCAGGTGGCTACAAGCTGTCTGTAGCTAGGGGCGCTGGTCTGACTGCCAAGGGTAGGGCGTCTATTAATCAGCGTACTGGGAGCAATCTAAAACCTCCTGCGCCAAACCCTAAGAGTAAGGCCGAAGCTGGCCGTAAGAAGAGCTTCTGCGCTAGGTCGCAGGGGTGGACCGGCGAACGCGGTAAAGCCGCTAGAAAAAGATGGGCCTGTTAGATGGCGCTTACCGGCACGTATAACTTTGGCGTAAACACAGAACTCGATAGCGTAATCGTCGAGGCTTACGAGCGTATTGGTCGTGAGGCGTCAAACCTGTCGGCCAATGACGTACAAAGCGCCATTCGCAGCCTTAGCTATCTATGTGCCGAATGGGCCAATAAGGGCGTTAATCTTTGGGAAGTCACGATTAACAGTTCAGCCCTGACCGTGGGACAAACAAGCCTGACGCTGAACGCTAAGAACGTAGAAATGTTCCAAGTCTACAGGCGTACTACCAGCGGCGGGATTAACACGGACATCATGCTCTCGCCCATCAGTCGGGCGGATTATGCGTCGATCCCCAACAAGCAGCAGCAAGCGCCGCCGACGCAATATTATTTTGAGCGTACTATTACGCCGACTGTGTACCTGTGGCCGACGCCGGATATCGCAACGTATACGCTGTTCTATTACACCATGAACTTCACGCAGGACCCCGGTAACCCCACTAATACCCTGGATGTGCCACAGCGTTGGTTTGATGCTATGGCGGCGGGTATGGCTGCGCGTTTGGCGGTGAAATGGGTGCCCGAGAAGGCCGGATTGCTGCAAGGGCTGGCCGACGTAGCCTACCAAGCGGCGGCGGCTGAAGACCGCGAAAAAGTCCCCACGGTCATTATGCCGAGTATGCTGTATGGCAGGTACACATGAGTCGGTTATCGCCATTACATCGCCGCGCTAGGGCACCGATTGATATTGATGTCAGAAGCCCTCGCTCTGTCGCTGTTTGCGACGGTTGCGGCATGTGGACGATGCACGATCATTTAGTTGAGAAAAAAGAGTTTCGCGGCGGTGCCGTGCCGGTAGGTACAAATTTATACGTTTGCGGCGTTTGCGACGACGTTCCAAATCCGTACTACTCTATGCTGGTCCTTCCGCCCGATCCGGTTCCGATCAAGAACCCCAGGCCCGAAAACCCCGCTCTTAATCCTACACCTATGTTGTTCATTGTTGCGGATTATGACATGCCCATTATTACGGGCGTTAATCCGCAAGATGACACCAATGAAGGATTTAACTTCCTGTCTGGGAACAATCCATAATGCCTAACGTCCTCATAACGGAATTAGATCAGCGCACCACTATTCTTGATACCGATGCGTTCATTGTGCAGCCAGCGGCTGGTCCTCCGGCTGAATACGTAACTGCGTCTACTTTAGCCAATTACATTGGCGCGATTTCTGGGACGACCTATAGCGCAAGCACTGGTCTTTCGCTTTCCACCAGCAACTTTTTTAGAATTACAAATACAGCCGTTACGGCTGGAACGTATGGCAGCGTATCTAATGTGCCGGTGTTGGCAATCAATGCCCAAGGTCAAGTCACGAGCGCGTCTGGAGCGCCTATTTCAATTACCGCTACTCAAGTAAGCGGCGCGGGTACTGTCACAGCCGTAGATGTGTCCGGTGGGCTTACAGGGCTATCTTATAACGGTGGCCCTATTACTTCATCTGGGACCATTACTGCCTCTGGCACCCTTGGTGTAAGTTTTGGCGGTACATCTGCCACAACTGCGATTGCGGCATTTAACGCGCTGGCTCCAACTACGACTTCTGGTGACTTGATCTACCGCGATTCCACAGGGAATGTGCGTCTGGCTATTGGGTCTAGTGGGCAGCTTCTGACAGCCAGTAACGGCGTCCCCGTTTGGGTCACAAGCACAACGGCTGGTGCTGGTACAGTTACTTCGGTTGATGTGTCCGGTGGCGGCACTGGGCTGACTTACAGCGGTGGTCCCGTTACGTCCACCGGCACAATCACCGCTTCTGGCACACTCGGCACAGGTTTCGGCGGCACATCGGCCACTACGGCCATCGCAGCCTTCAATGCGTTGGCCCCCACCACGACATCTGGCGACCTGATTTACCGCACTTCTACCGGCAACGTCCGGCTTGCCATTGGCTCTAGTGGGCAGCTTTTGACCGCCAGCGGGGGCTTGCCGGTTTGGATTAGCCCCGCTGCTTCTGGCACGGTTAACTACGTAGATGTCTCCGGTGGTAGCACTGGCCTGTCGTTTAACGGTGGTCCTATCACGGCATCTGGCACTATTACGGCGACCGGCACCCTCGGTATAGGTTTTGGCGGTACGTCGGCCACAACGGCTATTACAGCATTTGGATATTTAGCGCCAACGACCACCCAAGGTGATTTAATCTATTACTTTGGCACTGGTAATACGCGGTTTCCAATCGGGTCTACCGGACAAGTTTTGACAGTAACTTCTACTGGCGCAGGAGCTAACTTGTCGTGGGCGACACCCACCGTCTATGGCACGGTCAACTACGTTGATGTGTCTGGCGGCAATACAGGGCTGACGTTTAACGGTGGTCCCGTTACCGCTTCCGGCACGATTACGGCCTCTGGCACGCTTGTTGTGAGCGCGGGTGGCACTGGCGCGTCTACGCTAACCGGCGTTCTCAAAGGCACTGGCACTACGGCCATTGTCGCCGCGACAGCCGGTACGGACTACGTATCACCCATTGTTGCTACCAACTTCACGGCCAAACAGACGTTTGCAGGCGCGACGAGCATCTTAGCCGCTGCGTTCGTGAACGCTGGTGAAACCGTAACAGTTTCCACATCGGCTGCTACCGGCACGCTTAATTACAACATTACCAGCCAGTCTGTTCTGTATTACACGGGCAATTCCACGGCTAACTTTATTCCTAACTTCCGTGGCTCTTCTGGAAATACGCTGACTTCTATTCTCGCAACCGGCCAAGCCGTTACGGCGGTGTGGGCTGTAACGATGGGAACGACGGCGTTCTACAGCACCGCCGTGCAAATTGATGGCAGCACGACTGGCGTAACACTTAAATGGCAAGGCGGATCAGCCCCCACAGCGGGTAACGCCAGCAGCGTTGATGCGTACACTTACACAATCATAAAGACCGCATCTGCGTCGTTTACGGTGTTAGCCGCGCAAACCCAGTTCGCTTAAGAGGCGCGTGATATGCCCGCAATCGCAAGACGCGCAGTAACATCGGCACGCGGATACGGGATGTTTGCGAAA